GGCGCTAACTAAGGCATTAGAACTAGAAACAAAAGGGCTAAAGAGAAGAGGCAAATCAGCATACTCAATAGCAAAAGAGCAATACAGCCTAACAGGAAACAAGATGACTGTATTAGAAAAACTAAATGCCTTATACAAGGCGGAAAAGGAGATGTGGAAATGATAGAATTAAAACTATTAGAGTTTAGGCAAAAATCGGTAGCGGTTAAGAAGAACGCAAAAAACCTGTTTTTTAAGAATAACTACGCAGATATAAATAGCGTGATTGAGTCAATTACACCTGTGCTTAATGAGCTTGGTTTAGTATTTACTCAATGTCCAAATATAAAAGATGGAATGGACGTTTTAACGACACGAGTCATTGTCGCAGATGACCCTAAAGAGTTCATAGAGTCTAACGTAAGATTACTACTTCCTAGCGCAGATATGCAAAAGCTAGGTAGTGCTATAACATACGCTAGAAGATACGCCTTAATATCAATGTTTGGATTAGAGACAGAGGATGATGACGGTAACATGGCATCCGGCAAAGTTTCAAAAAACAATACAAAAACACCAAAAAAAGAGTATAATCAAACCCCAACACAGAGGTTAAATGAAAGAGTTGTAGATGCCTTTGAGATTTTAGAAGAAGCTAAAAAGAAGGGAGACACAAAGATAGCAATCAAAGTGTTTAAACAAGCAGAAAAAGAAGGGCTTATTCAAATACAGGATAAGTGTGTTAATCTTTTTGGTGCGGATGTATTTTTTAAATTATAGAAATTAGTGAGGTTGACAACCTTCCATTAGTCGGTGGCGTTTCATGAATTCCCCAAGAATTTGTCTCCCCGTCATCGTTAGGTTCAGAGAAATAGTCCGCTTGATAGCCGTAAGTTATCACTTAATTTACTAAATAAATAGGAGAAAGAAGATGTCAGATTACGACAATACAAACACCGCATTAGCATTTGTTGATAACGGTTTATTCTGCGCTGAAGGCGTACAAGCAAAAGGTAAGTCACCAATCTTAACAATCAAGGTAAACTTTGATGGAGTAGAAAAGGAAATTGGCTTATGGTTTTCAACAGATAAAGAAACGGGGCAATACCGCCTCACTAAGAACGGTAGTAAAATGTTAACCGGAAAAATTAAAGAGCCATACGCAAAACCGGACGAGCAATCAGTAGCATCACCACCACCCGCAGTAAATGGGGTTAATCAGTTTGATGATGATATTCCTTTCTAAGTGGGGCTAATAAGTAAAGCGAGGGCTATCGACATATTAAACGATAGCCTTTTCTACATCTGTAATGACAGATATTGCCTAGTGCCGGAAAAGAGCATGAGACAGTATCGTTACCATGTGGATAAGTGGCAACCGAAACTTGATAAAGAACTTGAGATAGGTTTGGTTTTAACACCTGTTGAGACGGATGGATTCGGGGTAACTTACAAAGGTGATGACGGTAAACAATACCGTATAGATGTAGATTGGCAGGTGAGGTCAGAACTTCAGTATGGATTTTTAACAATGAATCATTTACAAGGTTTTGAGATGCCGTGGCTAGATGACTATTCAATAGAGGATGTAGAGGAAGCGGTACAGGCTAATGAGTTTGTATTTGCTAAAACTATGCCAAAGAATCCACACTATTACGCAGTACGCAAGAATTGGGTTGGGAAGATGCCTTATGATGATTTCGTATTATTGATAAGAAAGTATGGTTATAATGAAAACTTTAGAGGATGGGCATACCGATTATGGGATGTTATTGACCACAAGTATTGGTCAATGGGCGCACCTCTAGCACTAACTGTAATAATAAACAAGAAACCGATTGTATGAATTCAGAGAATTTTTACGATTCCATTGCGGAGCAATACGATTCATATTTTTCCGATGAAGAATCAAAAGCGCAAGACCAGCGCATAAAACAACACTTACTCTTACTTAAAGAGAAGCGTATCTTAGACATAGGATGCGGTACAGGTTTGCTTTTAGAAACAATGGCATTAAGTGAGCATCAGTATCTTGGCATTGACCCTTCTCATGGAATGGTAGGCATCCTAAATAAGAAATTTCCAGAGTACGAAACAAGAGTTTGTACTTTAGAGAAATACGGTTTTAGAAGAAACCATACAGCCTTCGTATCTTTGTTTGGTTCTATGAATTACGTTAATCCCGATTATTTCAACTCTCAATTCAAATTCATAGAAGATGACTATTACTTAATGTTTTATTCTAAAGGGTATTCGCCTGTAACTTATGAATATGCTGGTTCTAGTAGTAATCATTTCAAGATAGAAGAATACAACCTAGAGGGTGGTCACACATATACCGAAGGAAATTACACTATCTTTACGAGTTTAAAACTATGAGAATATATAAACAGAACAACGTGTTTGATGAAGCCCTAAAAAGGATTCGTTGGTTATATGATGAATTTGATGATGTGGTTGTATCGTTTAGCGGTGGCAAAGACTCGGTTGTCGTATATGAATTAACTTTAATAGTGGCACGAGAGCGCAATAGACTACCCTTAAAGGTATTATTCCTTGACCAAGAGGCGGAACTTCAAGCAACTATAGATTTGATGGAAGAGGTGATGACCTCGGACGAAGTAGAGCCTATGTGGTTTCAAATGCCTATGAAAATCTTTAATGCGACCTCAAGTGATGACCCGTGGATATTCTGCTGGGATAAAGACAAAGAGGATGTGTGGATGAGACCTAGAGTGCCATACGCTATTACTGAAAACGTATATGGAACTGATAGATTCAAGGCTATGTTTACAGCTATTATGAAGCACGACTTTGCGCCTAAGTCTGTAAACATTGGTGGCGTTAGAGGTGAAGAATCTCCGGCTCGTTTATTATCTTTAACTGGTGCTGTGACATACAAGGGTGAGACGTGGGGTAAGTTACTAGACAAGGATAACGACAAGTACACGTTCTACCCAATCTATGACTGGAGTTACACAGACGTATGGAAATCAATTCATGATAACAACTGGAACTACAACAGGGTTTATGACCAGCAGTTTAGTTGGGGTGTTCCGGTATTAGAGATGAGAGTATCAAGCCTGTGCCATGAGACATCAGTATCTAATTTAAAGTATCTTCAAGAAGTGGAAAAAGAAACATGGGTTAAGTTAACGCAAAGACTCAAGGGAATTGACACTGAAGGTAAGTTTGGCAAAGACTTAGGATGCCCTAAAAACCTACCGTATATGTTTAAGACGTGGCACGAGTATAGAGACTATTTGGCAGAGAACTTATTGCCGGAAGGTGTTGGCAAGGATAAGATATTAAAACGCTTTAAAACATGGGATGGATGGTTTGGTCATTTACAACGATATTACAGGGTTTGTATTAACACAATCTTAAAGAACGATTATCACTTCACTTTGTTGGATAACTACAGAGTGGCAAATAACAAACAAAAAGAAGATGTAACGGAGGATAGATATGTCTAATGAAAGAGAATCACAACCAATCAGCCATGTCTTATGGATTGACCTAGATAAGATTGAGGCTAATAATTACAACCCAAACTCAGTAGCAAAGACAGAATTAAAGTTATTACAAACATCCATTTTGGCAGATGGTTATACACAACCGGTCGTAACATTCTATGACGAAGAACGAGATATGTACACAATCGTTGACGGGTTTCATAGATTCACTTGTTGTAAGATTAATAAAGAGATTAACCGCAGGACTGGAAACAAACTACCTATCGTTGTAATCAAGAAAGATATCAATGACAGAATGGCATCAACTGTGCGACACAACAGGGCTAGAGGCAAACACTCGGTTGAAGGTATGAGTGACATGGTATTCAAAATGCTAGAGAATGGAATGTCAGATGCTGAAATTTGTTCAGAGTTAGGCATGGAGGCTGAAGAGATTATAAGACTTAAACACCTTACAGGATTCTCTAAGTTATTTGCTAACGTAGAATACAGAACCGCTTGGGAATCAGATAAACAATTAAGACTAAGAAAGGAATACATAGATGGAAACGACCAAAAAGAAGATTAGCGATTTAAAGCCATACGAGGGTAACGCTAGAATCAATGATAAAACAGTTGATAAACTAGCAGATGCTTATGAGCGTTATGGCTATGTAGTTCCAATAGTAGTAGACCAAAATAACGTGGTTGTAGCAGGACACGCTAGATTGAAGGCCGCACAAAAACTAGGCTGGACTGAGATTGATTGTTTAACGTCTGATTTGTCAGATGAAAAGAACAAAGAGTTTAGAGTTATTGATAACAAGATTCAAGAAATATCAGAATGGAATGATGAGTTATTGGTTGTTGAATTAAGAGCATTAGATTACCTAGTGTCAGAATTTGACATGAAGATTGAATCAGCCCTAACAACTAGCTTCGGTTTAGATGTAAGCGAAGTAACAGATGAAGATATTAAAAAGTCAGCAGATGGTTTTGATAATGTATTTGGCGATAGAGTAGATAAAGCACAAGATAGGATTGTAAGTATTTGCTGTGAGCATTGCGGTACTGAATTTGGTGTTGAAGCAGAGAAGGTAGGACTATGAATATTGTAGATATAAAACTAGATGACATTACTCCGTACTGGAGAAACCCTAGAGACAACGATGAAACTGTACCAGCCCTAGTAAAGTCAATAGAGAGATATGGATTCAGAGTGCCTTTGATTCTTGATAGGCAGAATACAATCATTAGTGGTCATACCCGATTCAGAGCAGTAAGAGAATTAGGATGGGATACAGTACCGTGTGTAATAGCAGACATAGACGACAAGAAGGCTAGAGAGTTAAGAATCATTGATAACCGTATTCATGAATTAACAGAATGGAACGAGGATGAACTTCAAAAGGAATTAGACAGCATTATAAACTTGAGTGAAACGCTCAACTTCTTTGAAGGAACATTAGACGGTGTGTTCGGAATAGCAACAGAAGATATGTCAATGGAACTGGATATAGAAGCGGTAGATGAAGAGCCTCAAGAAGAAGTGTTAGTAATCTGTCCTGTTTGTATGGAAATGACAAAGGTTATCCCTGTATGATTGTAGAGCAAACTCGGATTATAGTAGCCACAACAGGGGATAGACCAACACTACTATTTGCGTGTCTTAATTCATTGTATAAACTGATGCCGGAATACAAGGTTGTGGTGGTCGCTCAAGAAACACCGGACATTGTAAAAAAGAACCTCCTAACATTACAAAAGATTAGAAAGGAATGGGGGTTAGAGTTTGTATGGCATGATAAGAAGTCGGGACCACATTCTGCAAAAGTGTCTGTATTAGAGAAATACCCCGATACAGAATTATGGGTTTCAATGGATGACGATATGGAAGTCATTAAAGAAACTAATTACAAAACAGCATTAGAGAAAGCATTAGAAAGCAAAGTAGGAATTATTAGCTGTAACTGGGTAAGAACCGAATCATTAATAGCGAAGAGGGATAACAAAGATAAGTTCGTTTCGCAAAAACTCATATACACAGGTGGAGGTTTTGTATTTTCTAAGAAGATAGCTAAACTTGTTTTACAACTACCAAATAGACCATATTCATTTGATGACTGTTTGTGGGCGGGCGTTGCTTATTCAGAGGGATATACCAACTATAGATATTTAGGGAGTTTATGTATTCATAGGGTGTGTTCAAAAGGTGGAAGGCAAAGTTTTTTAATGAAGGCTGAGTCAGCATTGCCACCAGATGGATATGTAATTATGACACCGTGTAAAAAGCAGATGTACCCATACAAAACAGCAAATTATTATATGCCAAAGCCTAACGAGGTTCATCCCGATGCTGAAGCAAATCACATACGAAATAAGAAAGGATAGACAATGGATACATCACAAAGACCAGTAAGAAAACAGATAACTGAAGATAATAAAAAGAACTTCTTAAAAGCCTATAAAGAGAGTGCTGGAAACATTGCTCACGCTTGTAGGGCAGCGAAAATAGATAGACAAACCTACTATAATTATATTGGGAAATTCGACTCCTTTAAAAAAGAGTGCGATAATATCAAAGAAGAGAACATTGATTTTGCTGAATCTGTATTGATGGGTGAGATTAAAAACAAGAACATGACGGCTACTATTTTCTTCCTTAAAACCATAGGTAGAAACAGAGGGTACATTGAAAGACAAGAGATGGATATTGATGGAGACATGAATCTAGTCGTTGAGTTTATTGACCCAGATGCCGACTAAGAAACCTTCAGTAAGAATACCGAGAGTATTTAAACCACTATGGAAACACTATAGATATAAAGTTTATTATGGTGGGCGTGGTGCGGGTAAGTCTTGGAGTTTCGCATTAACACTTCTAATTATGGGAGTGAAACAACGTAAGCGGGTTTTATGTACTCGTGAGGTACAAGGCTCAATGAAGCAGTCTGTACATAAGTTGTTATCCCAATGTATTGAGATATTAAAACTTGGCAGTTTCTATAGGGTAACCCGTGACGGTATCTTTGGCAGGAATGGTACTGAGTTTATTTTTCATGGATTAAAGCACGACCCGATGCAAATCAAGTCTTTAGAGGGTGTGGATATTTGTTGGGTGGAAGAGGCTCAAAAGATTAGTAATGAATCATGGGATATTCTAATACCTACTATTCGTAAAGCAGGTTCAGAGATATGGGTATCGTTTAACCCAAACCTAGAGACAGACCCAACCTATGTTAAGTATGTTGTTAATGAGCAAAGAGATAACGCATTAGTTGTTAAGGTTAATTATTGGGATAACCCGTACTTTGGAGATGAGTTAAGGGATGAGTTAGAATATCAAAAAGAATTAGACTATGACGATTATCTTCACATCTGGGAAGGGCATTGTAAGACTTCATCTGAATCACAGATATTTAAAGGTAAGTTTGCCGTTGAAGAGTTTAAAGCACCGGAAGGCGTTGTATTCTATTACGGGCTAGACTGGGGTTTTTCACAAGACCCAACAGCCGTATTAAGATGTTATATCATTGATAGGGAACTTTACATTGACTATGAATCTGGTGGCACTCAAGTTGAGTTGGATAGCACCTATAAGTTAATTGATGCCATACCGCAGTCAAAACAATATACAATAAGAGCAGATTCAGCACGACCAGAGTCTATATCTTTCGTTAAAAGACAAGGATATAAGATTGAATCTGTCCATAAGTGGGCGGGTAGTGTTGAAGATGGAATTGAGCATATTAGAAGTTTTAGGAAGGTACACATTCACACTAGATGTTTACAGACAGCAAGTGAGTTTGTGAAATATAGTTACAAGGTTGACAGAGTTACCGGAGATATATTACCTACGATTATTGATGCGAATAATCATTACATAGATGCGTTGAGATACGCACTACAACCAATGATTAAGCGTTTAGGAAAGCCGAAGATGGCAAGGGTTATAGGGGCATAGAATGGGAATTGAAAACAGACATCCGTATTATTCAAATACAGAAACACAATGGCAACGAATCAGAGATTCATACAAAGGTAGTGATGCCGTTAAAAACGAGGGTGAGAATTACCTTCCTAAATTAAGTGGACAGACAGATGACGAGTATCAAGCATACAAGTTACGTGGTGTTTATTACAATGGTATTGAACGAACTGTAAAAGGTCTAATTGGTGCGGTGATGAGAGTCGAACCTATCATTGAAGTGCCGGATAAGATTAAACCATTGTTAGATGATATTACTGGCACGGGCTTACCGTTAAATGACTTTATCTCGTATATGTTATCTGAACAATTATTGATGGGCAGACAAGGTGTGCTTGTTGATAGAAACGAAGAACGTCCTTACCTTGTAGGCTATTCAACTGAACAAATTACAAACTGGCTAGACGATAGAATTATCTTGGAAGAGAACTTCCGTCAGATAGATGCTGATGATATTTACAAATCAGAATACGCTACTCAATACAGAGAGTTAGTTAAAGATGGTGAAGGCTACAAAGTTCGTGTCTGGAAAAAGGAAAAGAAAGGCTGGACTGTAGTAGATGAGATATTCCCTTCAAGATTAGGTAAGGCATTATCAGACATTCCGTTTATTAGTTTAAGTGGAGAGGGCTTCAATCTTGAGCCTAGTATTCCACCTATGTTAGCTTTAGCAGATACAGGTTTATCTCTATATAGAACTTCAGCAGACTTAGAGCATGGTCGTCATTTCACAGCATTACCTACGCCTTATGTAACTGGCATTGATGAAACATCAGAATTAAAGATTGGTAGTGGTTCAGCATGGATTCTACCGGACTCATCTAGTAGAGCAGGATACCTTGAGTTTAGTGGACAAGGACTTCAAGCACTAGAAAAAGCCATGGAAGAGAAACGCTCAATGATGGCAAGTCTAGGCGCACAACTATTACAATCGCAAAAGGCAGGTATTGAATCAGCAGATTCAGTTAGATTAAGACAGAACGCTGAAGCCTCAACATTGGTTAGTACAGTTAAATCTGTAGAGAGAGCAGTAACACAAGCCCTTAGAATTATGGCTGAATGGGAAGGTGTGAGCGGAGATGTGACAGTAACTTTGAACACAGACTTTGTTGATACTAAGATTCAAGCTGGTGATATGACATCACTTATGGGTGCGTGGCAATCTGGTGCTATTAGTCATGAGACATTCTTATTCAATATGAAGAGGGGTGAGATACTACCTCCAGATGTAAGCATTGAAGATGAGAAAGATATGATTGGCGTACAGGTTGGCGAACTTGAGTAATGTCAGTCAATGATAAGGTACTTGACGAGATAACCGGACACTCTGTTGATTTACAACGATTAGAGACAACGGTTAAGAAACGTGTACTTAAACAACTCAAAACACTTGAATCAGACTTAGTAGATGCGATTAAGAAATCTACCGTATGGGATGCTAAGATGTCCCAAACACAAAAGAAGAGGCTCAAGGTTTTGCTTGACCAGACTCGTGAGACTATTAAAACTGCGTATGTACAAGTTGCGAAGGATAGCCTTGACGAACTTTCACAGGTGGCATCTTTGGCTGAGGCACAAGCAGTAGCATCCCTTAATACAGCCATTAGTGCTGAACTAGCATCTACGACTATGAGCCGTGGAATGTTAAAAGCCATAGCGAGTGATACGATATTTGAAGGCGCACCATCTAAAGAGTGGTGGGCTAGAAGAGGTGAGGCATTCAGACTAAAGTTTTCTGATACGGTTCGTACTGGAATGATGAAGGGTGAAACTACAGACCAAATCATATCTAACCTAGTGGGTAAGAAAGTAAACCGATATAAAGATGGTGCTTTGTTTGCCAACTATAGAAGTGCTGATGCCTTAGTTAGAACAAGTATTCAATCAATAGCAAACGAGGCTAGACTACAAACATACGCTGAGAATGACGATATTGTTAAAGGTGTAGAGTGGGTAGCAACTTTAGACAACAGAACATCCCACACTTGCCAAAGCCTTGACGGCTTAACATGGGATAACAATCGTAAGCCTATTGGTCATAATATTTTGTGGCCGGGAGTAACCGCTCATTGGAATTGTCGCTCAACCCAAGTACCAATTATTAAGAGTTGGGAAGAGTTAGGGGCTAAACGTAAGATGAAAGAAATCCCCGAATCAACTAGAGCAAGTATGGATGGTCAAGTATCTAAGAAAAAAGGCTATGAAGATTGGCTCAAAGGAAAACCTAAAGCATTTCAAGAAGATGTGTTAGGCAAGGGCAAACGCAAACTGTGGAAAGACGGCAAACTAGGCTTTAGTGATTTAGTTGACCAGAGTGGAAACCCGCTGACTTTGGGGCAGTTACAAAGCAAGTTGGGAATGGTTGATGATGTTGTCTTTGATGTGCCGTATGTGAACTTGGAAAAAAGTTATGATACAGCCCGAAAAGAAATACAGAAAACAAATCAAGGATGGGATAAGGATTTGAAGCGTGTTATGGGCGAGGAAATTACACCATCAAAGAATAACTTGGTTAGTATGAGAATAACAGGCGAAACTGTTGATGTTTTAAGTGAACAGGCTACAAAAGCATTATCAAAAGATAGTGTTAAGATACACATGGCTTTCAATCAGAAAAATCTAAAACAAGCCATAAGACAAAAAGAAGTTATGAATAGTCTCCAAACTGGGAAAGGCTCATACAAAACCGCAGGGATGGAAAGGATTGGGCTTGAGCAGGATGTGTTTGGTATAGACGACATAGACGATGTTACAAACTTCCCTAAGTATGGGTTTGTGGCATCTAAAGACAAGTTTGATTTTGATAGAATTGATGATTTTAAATACGGTGAGAATATTATCGTGTTTAAAGACTCGGTGAGAAAAAGAACAACCGTAACCTTTGGCGACTCTTATAATGGAAACGCAACGAGCGTTGGTCAGTCGTCACCACCATCTCCTATTAACAAGATTAATGAGGAGAGTTTCTACAGAAATTTTAGGCACACTACAGACACAACATATCAAGCCTCAGTAAACACGTTTAAAGAGGCAGATGACTTTATGGCTTCAGCTCATTATAAAGATTTGCTTAGAGTTACAAAGGGTGAGTATGTAGAAGCCCAGATATACGGAAAGCTAACCCTAGCGGAAGTTGAGTATATTTTAGTTAAAACACCAGCGTCCAAGAAGGCGATAGAGGCAGAATTGAGAAAGGCGGGAATCGATATTGAGGTAAGATTAAGATGAGTGATTTAATAATAACAAATGGCGATGAAAAACTGTATGTGTTTGATTATGTTGAAGGCGGTAGTAATCTACCTGTTTATGAATTAGTTAAAAACAAAAAACTAAAAACTAAAGCCGTCTATCCTGCGTGTTTACGTTTTATGCCAGATTCTGTGATAAAAGAAATAAACTTTTAAATATCTTAACTTTATGTAAAATACATAACGTCAGAGACAAATTAATTATTCGGAGAATAGCATGAGTGAAGCGGAAAACAAAGAAGAAGAAAAAACATATTCAGAAAGCGACTACAACGCAATGAAGTCCAAGTTAGATGAGTTTCGTGCTAACAACGTAGCCTTACTGAAAGATAAAGAAGAGATTAGCACAAAGTATAAAGGTGTAGATTTAGATGTTTATAATGATATGCTTCAACAATCTCAAAACCTTAAAGATAAGAAACTTCTTGATGAGGGTAAGATTGAAGAGCTAATGGAAGAGCGCTCAAAGTTGATGCGTGAAGAACACAATCAAGTAGTTGAGAATATGAAAGGTCAGCAATTAGACCTAACTAAAAAGCTAGAGCATTTGTTAATTGATAGCGCAGTAAGAGATTCAGCAGTTAAAGCTGGTGTAATTGATACAGCTATTGATGACGTTGTATTACGCTCACAATCAATCTTCTCTATTAAAGAAGGTAAGGCTGTACCGCATGATAGTAGTGGTAATGTAATCTTTGGTGATGGCAATAGCGACCCTATGGATGTAAGCGAATGGGTTAAAGGCTTAACAGAATCAGCACCTCATTTATTCAACGCTTCAACTGGCGGTGGCTCAAAGCATGGCTCAAACTTTAGTGGAACTAACAATACAATCTCTCGAGATGTATTTGACAATATGTCACATCAAGATAGAAGTAAATTCGCTAAGGATGGTGGTAAAGTGGTAGATAAATAATCTCTAGATAAAAACCTCCTCGTTTTTAGCCCTCCTTTATTGGAGGGTTTTTTTTGCTAAATTATAGTTGACTTATGTTTAAAAGGGCGTATAATAAAAGGTGTAGATAGAGTGAATTCTATTTACATTTTTGACTAAATAAAAAGGAGTAAGAAATGGTAATAATTGTAGAGTTTAAGAATAAAAAACTAAAAGAATCGTTCATAGAGCAATTCAAAATTCATGAGAGAAATATGGTTTTCAACTCTGGCTCAATCTTAGGATTTACTCAGATTGAGAGAGAGCATTATCTTCACATATTCGGGAATAAAGATGTACTTAAAGTATATCGTTCTGAGTATAGTTATTCAGTAGATTGGTTGCCGGAATCTAGGGATAAAGAGTGGTTAGAGAGCAGATGGTCGTTTTATGAGAAAAATGGTCGTTTCGCTTAGATAGAAAAACTACCAAATGGGAGAGGGCTTAATTGCCCTCTTTTTGTTTTACTTCTTAGAGTGTTCTATTCTGTCTGATAACGGTACTACCAAATACTTGTCTGGAATTGAGCCTAAAGGCACATCTTCCATCTTACCGTTTATTACTCTGTAATGTCCATCTGGTGCTGTCATCCATTTTACGTCTTTGTGTTTCATCTTATTTCCTCATCATCTTATAGATTGTAGTATGGTCAACTTGTACATCCCTGTCGTTCAGAAATGTGGCTACCTCTCTCCAAGTGTAGCCCTTATCTCTTAATACTTCTATTATTTCTCTGTAATCTTCGAGGTGGATTTTTGATGGTTGTTTCTTAGCATCATCTAATATTGCTTTTATCTTCATTTTGTATCTCCTTTATCTTTGGTTAAATCTGTAGTGGAAACTCCCATCTACAGTACTTATTATACGTCAAAAGGGCGTATTTGTCAATAGAGAAATATAACAAAAAACCATTTGACAGGGTATTGTTTTATGATAAGATACTAATCAAGCAACAGTGTTGCCTAATTTTCTACTGAGTAGATACAACAATTAGGGGGCATTTGACTCTCTAATGATTTTAAAAATTAAATAGGAGTCAATATAATGGCAAATACATTAACAAACTTAGCCGGTGATATTTATAAAGCCGCAGACACAGTTGGTCGTGAATTAGTAGGTTTTATCCCTTCAGTTACAATCAACGCAGGTTCAGAGAGAGCCGCAAAAGGTGACACAATTCGTTCATTCGTAACAGCATCAGCAACAGCGAATAACATTTCTGAGTCAATGACAATTCCACAAGGTGATGACCAAACTATCACTAGTTCAACTATGACACTTTCAAGTGCGAAGGCAGTTCAGATTCCAATGACTGGTGAGGATGTTAAACATCTAAACAACGGTTCTGGTTATGAGACTGTATATGGCGACCAAATTGCTCAAGCAATGCGTACCCTATCTAACGCTATTGAATCAGACTTGGCTACTGCCGCTTATCAAGGTGCTTCACGCGCTGTAGGTACTGCTGGTACTACTCCATTCGGTTCAAACTTTAATACTATCGCTGAATGTCGTCAGATTATTGCTGACAATGGTGGTATTACTGGTGATGGTCGTGTGTCTTTAGTAATGAACACTTTGGCTGGTACTAATCTTCGTAACCTTGCTTCATTGAATCAAGTTAATACTGCTGGTTCAGATGTTATGTTACGTCAAGGTACTTTACTTGACCTATCTGGCGTAATGCTTAAAGAGTCTGCTCAAGTTGTTTCTCATACTACTGTTGGTTCTGATGACCACGTTGTTAATGGTGCTGTGGCAGTTGGTGATACTGCTATCGCTGTAGATGGTACTCAGACTACTGATTGTGCCGCAGGTGATGTTGTTTCATTTAGTGGTTCTTCTGACAACTATGTTGTTAACAATCAGACTACTAGTGCTTCACTTGTATTAAACGAAAATGGTGCGCGTTCAATTATTGCTAATGATGAGACTATCGCTACTGGTGCTAGTTACACAGGTAACGTAATGTTTAATCAAAACGCTATCGAATTAGGAATGAGAGCACCTGCTGTTCCAAACGGTGGTGATTCAGCAGATGACGCTATGTTAGTTGTTGACCCACATTCAGGTTTAGTTTTCGAGATTCGTGTTTACAAGGGCTACCGTAAGCAGATGATTGAAGTTGCCGCTTGTTGGGGTACTAAGGCTTGGAAGTCTGACAATATTGCTCTATTAATGGGTTAATATCATATCAAACTGGGGTGGAGTTATGACCATCCCACCTAATTTAAAACGGAGAATAAAATGCCAACTAATAAAATAAAAAAGACTCTTAAAAAAGTAGTCAAAAAAGCAACTCCTAAGAAAGGTGATTTCGTTGTTATGGTGAACGCAGATGGCTTAGAGGCTAACGTACACGTTAACAATGTTCACAAATTCAAAGACGCAGGATATAAGTAATGGCTTTAGATGCTACAGCGCAAGGTTTAACTTCAGATAGCTATTCAACAGTAGCAGAGGGCGATACCTATCACGATAATCATTTGTATGCAACAGACTGGACTAGCGCTTCGGTAGCTAATAAAGAGAAAGCCCTAAAGATGGCTACTAGAATCTTAGATGAGAAGATTGACTGGGTAGGTTTAAAGACTACTGATGAACAAGCATTAGCTTGGGGTAGAGATGGTGTTGTTGATGATGGTTATTCAGTATCTTCAACTATCGTTCCACAGCCTATTAAAAACGCTACTATTGAATTTGCTCGCCACTTATTGGCTAGTGATTCAACTGGCGATTCTGATGGCAAAGGTTTATCTAGTTTAACAGTAGGCTCTATATCTTTAGCATTTGATAAGACTGATACTGCTGGTGTAATGCCGGAGATTGTTCAAGAAATGTTGAGAGGCTGGGGAACTATTAATGCTCGTGCTAAGTTTGGTACGGTGGCGGTAGTTAGAACGTAATGGGATTAAAGGCATCAATAGGTAAGATTGTTGAATCGGCTATTGTATCGGTAGGCGACTTAGCAGAGACTATTACTTATAATGCTAGGTCAACTGGCGCTTACAACGTAACTACTGGAGCTGTAGCCCACACAACTGTAGATTATTCACTCAAAGCTGTATTAAGCCCTATGGGTGGTAAGGTGGATTCTAATGATGTGAGTTCACAATTCACAGGTGATTTGTCTGCTATCTTCGCAAGTAGGGATTTAGCAGTTACTCCGGATACCAATGACACTATTACTAGAGATTCAGTTATATACGCAATCAACGGTATTATCTCTGACCCTGCGTTAGCTTCTTACACTTTAATATTGACGAGGGTAGGATGAGCGTAAGCGCATTTAATATGGACTTAAACAGATTGGCTAAAGACTTAGGTCTTGAGACTGATAAAGTTGTGCGTAAGGTTACTCTTCAGTTGTGGAATGGTATTACGTTAAAGACACCTGTAGATACAGGACGTGCGAGAGGAAACTGGAACTTATCTGAAAGTAATGCTGATACAAGTATTAATGAGAGTGCGACTAGCGTTCAGTCTTATAGCGAGCCAACAGGCAAAAAGGCTGTTTATATAACTAATTCATTGCCTTATATTCAAGCCCTTGAAAAAGGCTCAAGTAAACAAGCACCTAAAGGCATGGTTGAATTAACTATGAATGACGTAGGGAGTGGTTTAGGATAATGGGCTTCGCTAGTGAAAGAACAAACATAGAAGGTAGATTCAATACTAATTGGACTACCACCACTATCGCATGGGGCAATGCTGATTTTGATACGCCTAACAATACGGAGTGGGTGAGATTTAATATACTTAATGGCACAAGTGGCTATAGAGCAATTAACGGCTTAAAACGACATACAGGCATTATCAATATTCAGATATTCGCACCTGCTAATTCTGGTACTCACACCATCAGAGGTTATGCTGATACAATAGCGACTATATTTGATGGAGTTAGTTTTAATGATGTGGTCTGTGACGTAGCAAGTGTTGAGACTGTAGGTACTGATGACCGGTGGCATCAGATTAATGTTAATATTCCATATTGGAGAGACGAATGAAAAATCAAATAGTTTTATATCCACCTAACGGTGGTAAAGAAGGTGTTACGCCACACCCTTCAAAGATTGAAGAAATGAAGGCGAATGGCTGGGTTGAGAAATCCGATAATAAAAAAGTAAAGGTTAAGGAGAATACAGATGGCAAATCATAAAGGTTCAGAGGGTTTAGTAAAAGTTGGTTCAAACACAGTAGCAGAGATTAAGGACTTCAGTTTAAGTGAAACTGCGGAAACTATTGATGATACTACAATGGGCGATTCTGCTAGAACAAAGAAAACAAGTCTAACTACCGCTAGTGGTTCAATGACAGCGTTTTGGGATGAAACAGATTCAGATGGACAAGGTGCAATGACAGTTGGTGCTGAAGTTACATTAAATCTATACCCAGAAGGTGCTACAACTGGCGATACTTATGCGACATTATCTGCTTTAATTACTGAGAAAGGTGTATCAACTACACTAGACGGTATGGTTGAGACTTCAGTTAGTTTTGAAGCCAACGGTGCGGTTACTTGGTCTACGGTAGCGTAATGGGCATTTTAGATAATGCTAAGGCACACTTTGACACCCTAGATACAAAGGTTATTGATGTGCCAGAGTGGGATGATGTTATATATTCCACTCCCTTCACTATGGGTGAAAAGAAAACACTTTGGAAGTTTGCGAAAGGTGATGACTTTGAATTCATGGTAAGAACACTCATATTAAAAGCGTTGGATAAAGACGGTAACAAAATGTTCGACTTATCTGACAAGGTGGCGTTTATGAATAACGTATCACCGGATGTTATTACAAGGGTTGTTAGTGAAATATCAGCAACTCCAACTATTGATGAAATGGCGGGAAACTAGAAGGCGATTCCGAGTTATACGCAAGTTACGCACTTGCGAGTCGCTTAAACAAAACTGTATATGAAATAGACCTTATGACGGTTGAAGAGTTTCATGGTTGGTTTGCCTTCTTTAAATTAGAGGATAAGAATAATGGCAACTAACAAAATAGCAACTTATGGTGTAAAGGTTGACCCTAAAGGGGCGGTGTCTGGCTCAAGTAGAGCGAGTACAGCCATTAAAGGCATCGGTAAGACCGCCTCTAGAGTTAAGAATCAAATCTTCTCACTTAATGGCGCAATGGGTGCTTTAGGTGTTGGTGCGGTAATGAAGTCCGTAATCCAAAGTGCTTCGGGTTTAGAAAGCCTAAGAGTAAGATTAAAGTTCCTTACAGGTAGCACGGTCGATGCTGGTAAAGCATTTGATACTATGACTAAGTTCGCATCCAAAGTGCCGTTCGCACTAGAGGACATTCAAAGCGCATCCCCACTTCTCTTAACAATCACAGATGATATTGATGAGTTAAATGGCTTGTTAGAAATGACAGGTGATATTGCTGCGGTATCTGGTCTTGACTTCGTTAAAACAGCAGAACAACTACAAAGAGCAATGGCATCCGGTATTGCTAGTGCCGACTTATTCCGTGAACGTGGTGTAGCCGCCTTCTTGGGATTTGAGCAGGGTGTGACTTATAGTGCTGACGAGACTAAGAAGAAACTTAACGAAATGTGGGAAGGAAATACAACTTCCGCTGTAGGTGCTACTAAAGAATTAGCTAAGACATTCCAAGGTCAAGTATCAATGATGGAGGATGCGTGGTTTAAGTTAAAGATTCAACTAGCTGAAACTGGCATCTTTGAAGAGGTTAAGGATATTGTTTTAAGTATCACAGGCTCTTTAGGCGACCCACAAACTATTGCGATGGTTAAAGAGTTTGGTAATGGCATTATGTCAGTAGGTAAGGCTATGGGTAGTGTGTTTGCTACTCTTATGAAGGTTGACCCGTGGATTCTTGAAGTAGGTGTTATCATGGCGTTCTTAGGTGGTAAGAAGGCTAGAGTTGTATTAGCAGGAATAACGGCTTTAACTGTAGGTTTAGATAAAGTAGCTACAGCCTTTACTAAGTTTGATAAGCCTAAAGACTTTGTATTTATTGACCATGCACAAATAAAGAAAGAAAAAGAGGCTATTGTTGGGTACGAGGCTGAGTTAAAGATTCTAGCACTTCAAAAGAAAGCTGTTGAAGAGACAAGTATGTTTGGCGACATGGAACTCAATGCTACAGAGGCTCAACAGGTTATAGCGGGTTTAGATGCCTCTATGCTTAGTTATAACTTAAACATTAAAAACGCTAACGCTAGTATTGACAAACTATTAAAAGCTGGTGAGAAGGCAGATGTTAAAGATATAGTTTCAACACCGGAAGTTACAGTTGACCCAACAATCAAGAAGTTCAAAAAGCTAATAGCTACTAATGATAAATACATTCAAAGTATTAAGAATGTCGGTATCAATTTAAGTGATGAAGAGAAACTATTACAAAACTACGGCAATGAGTTAGAAAGAATCAACGCTTTTGCTGAAACTAATAAACTAACTGAAGAGCAAAGAGCAGAGGCTATTGGAAATACAACTACGGCTTATGAAGAGGCTGTAGCAAGGCTGGCTGAATTGGATAACCCAATGGCAGGGTTCGCAGATAGTATTGATGATATATTTGGCAATGGTGGAACTTTAGCTTCTGGTATTGGTGATGCGACTGCTCAAATATTAGTGTTTGGCGAAAAGTCTAGTATAACAATGAAGAAACTAGGGCAGATGATTCTAGGTTCGGTGGTAAGTTCAGTAGTTGAGATGGGCGTTCAGATGGCTATCAACTGGGCTAAAGATTTAATATTTAAGAAGGCGGATGTAGCATCCACGATTACATCCCAAACAGCAAAAACAACGGCAGCGATAGGCGCAATCACAGCGGTAACAACAGCAAATGTGGCTGCGGGTGTAGCAACTACGGCTGCATGGACTCCGGCTGCGGCTATGGTATCACTTGCTAGTTTTGGTGCTAACTCAGTACCGGCAATGGCAGGAATTACAGCTACAACTTCGTTAGCAGTAGCTTCGGCACAGATGGCAAGTTTACCTTCAGCAGAGGGTGGTGGTTTTACTGGTTCTGGCTCTCGCTCTGGTGGTGTTGACGGTAAAGGTGGTTTTCTTTCTATCCTTCACCCTAAAGAAACAGTAATTGACCATACTAAAGGACAAGGCTCAGTTAGTGAGTCTGGTGTACAGACAACCAATGAAGTTAATATTGATTTTACAGTCAACGCTATGGATTCACAGTCGTTCCAACAATCTATGGTTGAAAATAGCGAGTTAATAGTTGGCGTAATTAGAAACGCATTTAACGCAAATGGACAGGCGGTACAAATATGAGTTTTCCAACAACACCAAAAGCTAGTTCAATTAAGATTACTGGCATTAGCCCAACGCTTACAAGTGTTACGCACTCATTAAAAAGACAGGCACGCTCCCGTGGCGCTCAAAGATGGATGATTGATGCGAAATATCCTCCAATGTCCCGAGGTGAATTTGCGCCACTCTGGGCGTTTGCTAATGCTCAACAAGGACAATATGGCACTTTCCTTTATACACCACCTATATACAAAGACACGAGCGGTACAGCTACTGGCACATTACTTGTAAATGGTACTGGCATTGATGCTGGCGATTCATCTATTACGTGTGACGGCTTAACTGGGCTTTTAAAAGCTGGTGATTTTATTAAGTTTGCTGGACACGATAAAGTTTATACATTGACCTCAGATGCTTCAACAACATTATCAATAGAGCCTCCGTTAATGAGTGCGGTAGCTGATGATGAAGCTATTACATATACAGACGTTCCGTTTACTATGGCATTTGCTAATGATAAGCAGATTATGAGTGTTGGTACAAATCAACTAATTGGCTTCTCGATTAAATTAGTCGAGGTTGTATAATGGATAGAGGCTCAAGTTCAGCATTTCAAAATGAGGTTGTTAAAGGGCAAAACCGTCCTGTTCATTTAGTTGAGGTTTACTTTGACGATGATACAGTCCGAATGACTGATGCCTATAAAACAATCACTTATAATTCAAATGATTATTTAGGCGTTGGACACTTTATGGGTTTTAGCGATATAAAAGAATCCTCACAAGTTGTTGTTTCGAGCGTTACATTATCGTTAGGTGGTGTTGACCAAGCATGGGTATCGCGTGTACTAAATAAGGCATACATTGACCGTACTGTTAAGATATACACAGCATTTTTAGGTGATGCTCAAGATTTAGTAAGTGACCCAGTATTAATCTTTGAAGGTTGTATGGATAAACCAACGATTAACGAAGACCCTAAGAGTGGCAAATCTTCAGTTAGCGTTAGTGCTACAAATAGCTGGGTGGATTTTAACCGCAAAACAGGCAGGCATACAAATCACGAAGAACAACAAGTCCACTTCCCCGGGGATATGGGTTTTGAATATGCCTCAGAGATAGTAAAAGAAATACCCTGGGGTAGGTAATGAATCCTAAAAGTGAAATAGCATTACATATGTTTGTTCAAGATTCAATCGGAAAGCCGTTTCAATTCGGCGTTAATGATTGTCCGTTATTTGTAGCTGGTGCGATTGATTCTATGTATGGAACATCTTTAAGAGATGAATACACTGGCAAATGGAAAGACCAAAAATCAGCGTGGAAATTTGCTAAAAAGAATGGCGATATTTCTGAACAACTTAAATCTAAAGGATGCGTTAATGTAGAATTAAGCCATATTCAAACGGGTGACATAATTGTTATGGAACAAAAACTAGCACACGAGAAATACTGGCGTTCAGTCGCTGTATGTTTAGGCTCAACTGTAGCTATTGTTAGGGATGATATAGGTGTAGACATTGTAAAAATAAATGCTATACCCAACTTAACAGAGGTATTGAGATGGCAGTAGTTGGAGCAATAGTTGCTGGTGGTGCTGCTGCTTATGTAGGATGGACTGCTGTTGCCGTAGTTGGTTCTGCCGTAGTTGGTGCGGTTGTGTTTGATTATCTGGAAGATGCCTTAATCCCCGATATGCCTGACCTTGGTGCTATGAGTACCGCACAAGGGGCAATGATAAACAAAGCATCCAATAACGCACCTATTCCTATCATATATGGAAGAAGGACTGTTGGCGCCACTCGGGTGTTTGTTGAAACAAACTCTACAGACCACAAACAACTTCATTTAGTTTTGGCTATATCCGAAGGTGAAATCAATTCAGTTGAAAAGATATATGTAAATGATGTGCTATCAACTGATAGTAAGTTTGATGGCGTTTTATGGACTTACACCCACAACGGTACAGATAGTCAAACGGTAGATACATGGTTAAAGGGTAACGTGTCGGGTTGGACGGACGACCACCGACTACAGGGAACGGCATACGCTTATATACGATTAAAATTTGACCAAGATGCTTATCCGCAAGGCATGCCAACTATCACTTTTGATGTTAAAGGAACTAAGGTTTATGACCCTCGGGATTCAACAACATCTTGGAGTAATAATCCCGCATTATGTATTCGTGATTATTTGACAAATAGTCGCTATGGGCGGGGAATTGACACCTCACTAATTGACGATACTACGTTTAGTGCCGCGGCTACTTATTGCGAAGAGGATGTTACTATTGGTGGCTCAACCAAATCCCGTTATACTTGTAATGGAATTGTTGATACATCAAAAGGCTCAATTCAAATATTAAGACAATTGCTTACTTCGTGTAGAGGGTTTTTAATCTTTAGCGGTGGTAAGTATAAGCTAGTCATAAACAAACCGGAAACAGCTAACTTTACCTTTTCAGAAGATAATATTATTGGCTCTTGGTCTATTAAATTAGGCGATAAAAATTCTCAAGTCAACAGGATTAGAGCGAACTTTATAAACCGATATAGAAACAATCAGCCGGACATTGCGGTTGTTGATTCACCAAGTTTGAGAGTATTAGATAATGGACTTCTGTTAGAAAAAACTATTGAGTTGCCATACACCTCAGATATTGACCGGGCTAAGATGTTGGCTACTTTGGCGATTAATCAGTCTCGCCAAAGTATCGTGTGCGAATTTACAGCTACTATTGAGGCTCTAAGATGTGAAGTTGGTGATGTGGCTTATATAAAGCATGACACTCCGGGCTGGTCATCACTTAATGCGAACGCAGGCAAGTTGTTTCGCATCATGCAAATCACTTTAAAGAATAATGACGAGGTGCGTGTTTTATGTTCAGAATACGACCCAAACTCTTTTAACTTTGGCGTTATTCCTATATCGGATACAGCACCAAATACTAACTTACCCGATGCTACTCAAGTTGGTTCGCCAACAGCACTTTCGGTAACTGAAGAATTATATGTAACGGCTACTGGTAAAGGCGCACAAGTTAGAGCAAATCTAACGTGGGGTCAGCCAACAGATGCGTTTGTTACTGCTTATGATG